TCGCTGACATTCACTGGCACTGATTCTACTTCTTTTGCATTTCCAGGAACTAGCGATACTGTTGTTACATTAACAGCTACTCAGACACTAACAAATAAAACATTAACTACACCAATTATTTCCAGTATTTCTAACACTGGAACATTAACTCTTCCTACATCTACAGATACATTAGTTGGTAGAGCAACAACAGATACACTAACAAACAAAACTCTTTCATCTGGAGTTTTAACTGGTACTCTTACAGCTGGTGGTGGTGTAGGTACAAATGGACAAGTTCTTCAATCAACTTCGACTGGTGTTCAATGGGCAACAGTTGCTGCTGGTAATGTTGGAACCGTAACTTCTATTACAGCTGGTACTGGTTTAACTGGTGGAACGATTACATCTAGCGGAACTATTGCAATTGATTCTACTGTTGCAACATTAACTGGCACACAAACCCTTACCAATAAATCTTTAACTAGCCCAATAGTCACTGGTACTATTACTGCTGGTGGTGCTGTAGGAGAAGATGGGCAAGTATTAACTTCTACTGGTACTGGAGTTTATTGGACTACACCAGCTGCTGGTGCTGGTGGTACTGGTAATTCGTTTACTACTATTGCAGTATCAGGACAATCAAGCGTTCTTGCAGACTCTGCCACTGATACATTGACACTTGCTGCAGCTGGAGTTATTGGTGTTATCACTAGTCCTTCAACTGACACAATCACTTTCACAACAAACAAGTCTTTTCCGTTTACTAAATATGATGGGAATGCGTCAAACATTCCATTATTTACTGAGGCGAGTGCATTAGCTACTAGCCTAGATACAGTATACTTACCATTTGCTAAGTCAGATGGTACATCGGTAACGACATTAAAATTAACGGCATAATAAACAATGGCAGATAAAATTCCAGTAAAAGCCACCTACAGCGGTAGTAATGTTGTAGGTTTGGCTGAATATGTTTCAGGTGATACTGTTCCAGTAGCGAGCGGTGGTACTGGCACAACCTCATCGACTGGTACAGGTTCTGTTGTTCTTAGCGCAAGTCCTGCTTTAACTGGAACAGCAACTGCAGTAAACCTTACACTTAGTGGAGATTTAGTAGTCAATGGTACAACTATCACTATTAATTCAGCAACTCTTACTGTTGATGATAAAAATATTGAATTAGGTTCTGTTGCATCTCCAACTGATACTACTGCAGATGGTGGCGGTATTACTCTTAAGGGTGCTACTGATAAAACATTAAATTGGGTTCAGTCAACAAGTGCGTGGACTTCTTCAGAACATTTTGCAGTTGCCTCAGGTAAGACTGTTCGGTTTAATGGTTCAAGTTCTGGTACAACAACTGTACAAGGTGCTGCTGCAGCGTCTGGAACATTAACTTTACCAGCTGCAACTGATACGCTAGTTGGTAAAGCAACTACTGATACGCTAACAAATAAGACATTTGATCTTGGTAGTAATACATTTACTGCCACATCTGCACAAATGCGAACTGCTGTTAGTGATGAAACAGGTACAGGTTCTCTTGTCTTTTCTGCGTCACCGACATTTACTGGAACTCCAAGTGCTCCAACTGCTGACCTCGCCACGGAAACAACACAAATTGCTACAACTGAATTCGCTGTTCGAGAAGCATTAACAAGAGCGGTTGCTATGGCAATCGCATTAGGATAAAATATGGCTGTTAGCTCAAGAGAAGGTTTAAAACAATACGCTTTAAGAGCACTAGGTGCACCTGTGCTCGAGGTTAATGTGGATGATGATCAATTAGAAGATCGTTTAGACGAAGCATTAGAGTATTGGAATCTATATCACTATGATGGTGTAGAACAAATTTACATGAAGCAACAAATTCGTGCTTCAGAAATCACTCTGTCCACTTCTGTTGCTGCATCATTTAAATTAGCAGAAAATATCACTGGCGCAACATCAGGTGCTACTGCACAAGTTTGCCAAGAGTCTACAAGAACATCTACTGGCACTCTACTTTTAGTTAAAAATGTAGTTGGAACATTTACTGCTGGGGAAACTATTAATGGTTCAGCAGGATCAACTGCCGTTCTATCCTCTATCACTCTGCGTGAATATGATAATCGTTATATTAATATTCCCGATTATGTTTACGGCATTACAAAAATTCTAGGTATTGGTCAAGCAAGTTCTTCTAAGAATATCTTCGACTTACAATACCAATTAAGATTAAATGACTTGTACGATTTAACATCTACATCTTTAATCTATTACAAAACAGTAATGAATCATCTTGCTCTTTTAGACTTAGAGTTAAATGGTCATCAGTTGTTTAGATTTAATCGTTTATCAAATAGATTATACCTAGACGCTAACTGGCAAACAGATTTTATCCTTGGTGATCATATTATTGTTCAAGCATATCGTGCCATGGATCCAGTTTCTTACACAAAGGTGTACAATGAGACATGGCTAAAACACTATGTCACTGCATTGTTTAAGAAACAATGGGCAACAAATCTTAAAAAGTTCCAAGGATTACAACTTCCAGGTGGTGTCACTTTGGATGGTGATAAACTATACGATGAAGCAACTACAGAAATTAAGGATCTAGAAGAAGAATTAATGAACAAATCTGCTCCATTAGACTTTTTCTTGGGGTAATCCATGTCTCGTAATGTTTACTTTACTAATGGTACTAGAACCGAGCAGTTGCTTATTGAAGATTTAATCATTGAATCTCTTAAGATTTATGGTCAAGACTTCTTTTATATTCCAAGATCTCTAGTATCCAAGGATGAAATCCTTGGTGAAGACAGACTTAGTGAATTTAAATCATCCTTTCCAATCGAAATGTATTTTGAGAATGTTGATTCGTTTGCAGGACAAGGTGCGTTCATTCAAAAGTTTGGTTTAATGATGGAGCAATCAGCTACATTAGTAGTTGCTCGTCGTAGATGGGAACAGTTGGTTGGTCGCTATGGAGTCACTAGCATTCCAACTCGTCCAAACGAAGGTGATCTATTATACTTCCCATTAACAAAAGGTTTGTTCGAAATCAAATTCGTGCAACACCAAGATCCATTTTATCAACTTGGTAAACTTTATGTTTACAAACTTCAAGTTGAACTATTCCAGTATTCATCAGAGCGTATCGATACTGGTATTGCTGAAGTAGACGCATTTGAATCGCTAAAATCTTTCAGTACAAATACAACACGAAACCCAACTGGTCGTGTCACATCTATTAATATCACAAATAGAGGCACTGGATATGTAACTGCACCAACAGTAACATTCTCATCTGGTGCTGCAACTGCAACTGCTGTTCTTGGGACTGGAAGTAATGCAGGCAAGGTTGTTTCAGTCAATATCACAAATGGTGGCACAGGATACGCAACAGCACCAGCAGTTAATTTCTCTGCACCGCCATCTGGTGGAACACAAGCTGCAGCGTTGTCAGTTATTGATATTAATATCGATAAAACTGAGTCATATGCTGACAATAATAAATTTAAAGAGCAAGGTGATGATATACTATTCAGTGAAGAAAACCCATTCGGTGAGGTTCAGTAATGCTTAATAATAATGTCTATTATCATGGCACAGTAAGAAAAGCAATTGTTGCCTTTGGTAAACTATTCAGTAACATTTACATTGATCGTAAACAAGGTGACTCTGTTGATGGAACAACTATTCAACGATTGCAAGTTCCATTGGCATATGCTCCAAAAGAAAAATGGATTGTTCGTTTAGATCAAGATCCAAATTTAGAGAACCACACTTATGTTTCTCTGCCAAGAATGTCTTTTGAAATTATTGGTTATAACTACGACTCAATGCGCAAGACTAATCGTTTAAGTAAAATCACTTACTCAACTGGCACAGCTTCCAAAGAACATGTATACTCTCCAGTACCATACAATCTGGACATTACGCTATACATTCTAACTAAAAATCAAGAAGATGGTCTGCAAATTATAGAACAAATTCTTCCAACATTTACTCCAGAATATTCTCTTTCTATTAACACTATTCCAGGAATAGATATTGTTAATAGTGTTCCAGTTATTTTAAATAGCGTTTCGGTATCCGATGAATATGATGGAGATTTTCAAACTCGTCGTTTTGTTACACATACGCTAAGTTTCCAAATGAAACTAAATCTATTTGGTCCAGTTCTTGATCAAGGAATTGTTACTAGTGTTAATGCTAACATTGGAGTGGATGAAGATTTTAGCAATCCAAATAGAATTTTTACAGCAGATGGTGATACTACCACTGCCACTGTTACCAACCAAGAGTGGTTAGACGGCTTTTAAAATATGGCAGAAATTTATAATTCGAACACCAACTTAAAAGCAGCTGGAGTTCAAGTTGAGTTTACCCCTGAGGATATTAAAGAGTACATGAAATGTGCTCAGGATCCAATTTACTTTATTGAGAACTATTGTTATATTGTAACGCTGGATCATGGTCTACAGTTATTTAAATTGTATGATTGCCAGCGAAATAAGGTAAATGTAATCCATACTAATCGTCGTGTGATTCTTATGGAAGGTCGTCAGCAGGGAAAGACAACTACCTCTGCTGCATACATTCTCTGGTATACGCTGTTCCAGTCAAACAAAACTGTGGCGATTCTAGCCAACAAAGCAACTGCTGCACGAGAAGTTTTAGATCGTTACCAAACAATGTATGAGTGTCTACCAAAGTGGATGCAACAAGGTGTGACTGGTTGGAACAAAGGTGATATTGAACTAGAAAATGGTTCAAAGGTATTTACTGCTGCAACAGGTAAGTCTGGTATTCGTGGTAAATCTGTCAACTTACTTTATGTTGACGAAGCAGCGATTATTCCAAACAATGTGGCTGAGGAATTTTTCACATCTGTTTACCCAACGATTTCTGCTGGTCAGACTACAAAGATTCTACTGTCTTCAACTCCACTTGGTTATAACCACTTTTGGAAGTTTTGGACAGATGCTGAAAAAGGTCGTAATGGATTTGTTCCACTATTCATTCCATACTGGGAAATACCAGGAAGAACAGAAGAGTGGGCGAATGAACAAAAGGCTGCACTTGGTGAGTTAAAGTTTACACAGGAAGTATTATGTAACTTCTTGGGTTCTTCTTTAACATTGGTTCGTGCAGACACAATTGCAAAGATGAGTCCAGATGTAATTGTGTATCAGAAAGATGGGTTAGATGTTTATGTAAACCCACAGGCTGGACATACATATTGTTTGGTGGCTGATATGGCTAAGGGAGTTGGTGGCGATTATTCCGCATTCCAAATCCTTGACATCACAGAAGTCCCATATCGTATCGTTGCTAAATATCGTAATAACGAGATTAGTCCATTACTATATCCTAACATTATTTACAAAGTAGGTAATGATTATAATAAAGCATGGGTCTTAATGGAAACAAATATTTCCGAACAAGTTGCACATATTTTATACAGCGAATTAGAATACGATAACATATTGATGGTTACAAGACACGCTACGGGACAAACTGTTTCGGGTGGTTTTGGTGGTGGAAAGACTCAGCTTGGAGTTAATACCGATAAGAAAGTTAAACGAATCGGTTGCCATAACTTCAAAGCATTAGTCGAAGAAAATAAATTGATTGTAAATGACGCTGATACGATCTCCGAAATCTCTACATTTATTGAGAAAAAGGGATCTTATGAGGCTGATGAAGGATATCACGACGATTTAGTAATGCCGTTGGTGCTGTTCGGTTGGTTAACAACTAACAGTTATTTTAAAGACCTAAATAATGTAAACCTAAGAGAAGAAATGTATAAGAAACAAATGAGAGCGATTGAAGAAGAATTGACCCCATTTGGCTTTTACGATGATGGTGGTCCAGAAAAACCACCTCTAAACTTCTAGAAATCGTGCAAACACTAAATAAAATGTAGACATGAATTTGTCTAGTATAACTTATTAACAAGGAGAATTACAATGCCGTTTCAACTATCTCCAGGCGTTGCAGTCGTAGAAAAAGATTTATCATCAATCGTTCCAGCAGTATCTACTGCAGTCGGTGCGTTTGCTGGTACATTCCAATGGGGTCCAGTTTCAGAGCCAACAACAGTTAGTTCTGAGAATGAATTAGTTCGTCGTTTTGGTAAGCCAAATGATAGCAACTTCCAATCTTTCTTTACTGCGGGCAACTTCCTAGCCTACACTAACAACCTTCTTCTAGTTCGTCTAGACACAGGTCACACCAACGCTGTATCATCAGGTACTGCCGTTAAAATCAAAAACAATGCACACTACCTAGCGACTTATGCCAATGGCGAAGGCAATGTTGGTGAATTTGCTGCTAAGTATCCAGGAACTGCAGGTAACTCTTTACTAGTTTCTATGGCTGACGCTGATACATTTAGCACTTGGGCATACAAAGGTGATTTTGATGGTGCTCCAGGAACTTCTACATACGCTAGAGGTGTTGGTGCTACTTCTGCAGCTGACGAACTACACATCGCTATTGTTGACGAAGATGGTGTCTTTAGTGGTACAGCTGGTACTGTTCTAGAAAAATTTGCCTATGTTTCTAAAGCATCAGATGCTAAGAAATTTGATGGTACAAATAACTACTACAAAGATGTAGTAAATAGTCGTTCACAGTATGTATACTGGATGGATCACTCTACTTCAGTTGCTTCTGGTGCTACTGCATGGGGTACAAGTCTTGCTTCTTTAAATACTAGAGCAACGATTGCTGGTGTAGCAATTACTAGCACTTCTGGCGCATTTAGTTGTACTGGTGCTGCTTTGGCTGTTGGTGATAAAATCACTATCACTGGTACATTGGGTGGTACTGGAACTATTACTGGTTACACAACTGGCACAACTTATAAAGTTTCAGCTGTTACTGGTACTTCACCAAGCGTAACTGCCTTTACTTTAACTACTGTTGCTGGTTCTGCTATTGTTACTACTACTGGTACTCCAACAGGATTAACATATACAAACACTCCATTCTATAAATCACTGACTGCTGCAATTACATTATCACTAACTGGTGGTACTGATGATTATGCTGCAACTGATTCTGAGATTCAAGATGGTTTCTCTTTATTCAGCGATGCAGAACAGTATGATGTTAGCCTAATTGCTGTAGGTAAAGCATCTACTACTGTAGCATCTTATGTTATTAACAACATTGCTGAAGTTCGTAAGGACTGCGTAGTGTTTATTTCTCCACAAGATACTACTTCTGGTGATGTTATCATCGGTGTAGATTCTACTGCTTCAACTGCTATCACTACTTACCGTGATGCACTTCCAAGCACTTCATACGCTGTTATGGATTCTGGTTACAAATATCAATACGATCGTTACAACGACAAATACCGTTATGTTCCACTAAATGGTGATGTTGCTGGTCTATGTGCTCGTACTGACTTTACTAACGATCCATGGTTCTCTCCAGGTGGTTTAAATCGTGGTCAGATTAAGAATGTTGTTAAACTAGCATTCAATCCAAATAAAGCACTCCGTGATATTCTTTACAAGAAGGGTGTTAACCCAGTTGTAACTTTCCCAGGAGAGGGTACTGTTCTATTTGGCGACAAAACTTTATTGTCTTCACCAAGCGCATTCGATCGCATTAATGTGCGTCGTCTATTCATCGTTATGGAGAAAGCAATTGCAACAGCTGCTAAATTCCAATTGTTCGAATTTAATGACAGCTTTACTCGTGCACAATTCCGTGCGTTGGTAGAACCATTCTTAAGAGATGTCCAAGGTCGTCGTGGTGTTACTGATTTCGTTGTTAAATGCGATGAGT